GAGCACCTGACTCTTAATCAGGGTGTCCAGGGTTCGAACCCCTGATCACGCACCACACAAAACATCGCAATTCCAACGAGTTGCGGTGTTTTTATTTATTGTGTGATTTTTCGCCTATTGTCGATATTGCCACCTAATACCACATGTTAGTGTGGTACAAAGTGTGGTATTTTTATAAACCATCTTCTTCAAAAAAACAAAGAAGGAGGGCATTTCTGCCCTCGCAACTTATGTATAAAGAGCAGGCGACACTCACCTGCTGAACTATATTATATATATGACGAATAGGTATGTCTACTTATATAACTGAGATTGCACCAGTTTTATCGGCAGTCACCTCAATAGTATCTTCTGTGATTAACACTCCGTCCTTAATTACATAGATACTATCCCCCTTCACAATTCCCTTCTCAGTTCGAGATCCGTCATCTTTATAGTACTGCCATTTGCCGTCTATTACTATCCACCCTTTTCCCATTACTCCATCTTTGTCGAAGTAATAATTTGTTCCATCAATGTCATGAACACCGTTAATGAACATGCTTCCATCTTCTTTATTGAGATAAAACCACCTACCATTCAAGCATATCCATCCAGTTTGCATCTTGCAACTCGAATTAAAGTAATACCACTTACTATTGATTTCTCTCCATCCTGTTACAGCATATCCAGAAGAATCGAAGTAGTACCATGCACCATCGATAGATTCCCATTTATTCTTTGGATAGCTACCATCTTTATTTTTGAACCACCATCCATGTTCATCTTGTATCCATCCATAAGTCTGAAATTTAGGTGACACGAATCCTCTAATAAATCGACCATTTACCGCAATCTTACGATATCCCGTACTGTGATTGTTGCGGATGTTGAATTCAAATACGTTGATGTAACCTCCACCAGTAGATACTACAATTCCTACATGACTAGCTCCTGTTGTATTGTCACCTCGCCCCGAATCGTTCCATGCGTAAACGATCCAATCCCCTGGTGCCGGTGTATATGCATCATTTTCTATCCAAATTCCCATCTTCTGCGCTTTTGCTACAATAGTTCCTACATTTGCAGAGCATGGATAGGCATCTCCCTGACCGCATAAATAAGCTATAGCACTTGCGCATGCAGCACAGAAGTTTGCTGAATATGTCATCGCCCATCCATCTGGACGATACTTATTAAATTCATTAATTAAGGTTTTATGTGAGCCACCCTGGAATGGCATTCCATTATACCTAATTGCCGTATTAACAATTTGTTCGCGAATTCCCATTATCTAGCACCTCCGCGTTTTTTAGTCCTTCAGCAATAGCCTCTTCATTGATATTTTTATTCTCATCAGCTGTGTTTGGCATTTTAAACTCTTTATCATTTCCGCCATATTTTGAATTTTCAATCAGTTGTTTAAATAATTGATGCACTCCCGTTGATGCAAGACCTGTTACTCCACCTCGTACAAAGGCATCAAAGCTTGCGCCAAGATATACAACTCCACAGATTGCACCTACAATAAATAACACTGTTGGAATAATCTTATTGTCTGTCGGCATGAAATTCTTCATCAAGTACCCTAGGCACAGGCATAAAACTAGGACCAACGGAATATACATTTTCGTTACTATTTCTAATAGATTCATTTAAGACTCCTTTCTATTCTCGAGATGAGTTATTCTCTTTTCGTGATCATTTAATCTTTCGTCATGACTATTATGTTTATCCCACATGCGCGAGTGAGATTCTCTATCATGTTTTTCTTGTTCTTTAACAGCACATTCCACACTAGTTACATCTGCTGCTAAATTTTCAATTCTAACATTTAATGCCTTGATTGATGCATTTAGCTCATTTACAGGCTTTCCCACATAATTATTCAAGGCAGATATTAAGCTAACTAGCATGGTTAAGCCTATCACTAAGCTTCCTAGTAGTTCTGGCTTCATGTTTTCCATCCTTTCAATAAAAATGCACCACCAACTGGTGATACATTACTCCTTATATCCGATTACTACTTGCACTTCGCAATTATCCCATGCCGCACCTGAGATTATTTTAAGACTATTACCAATCATAATAGCTGCTAGTCCCCACTCAATATAGCCTCCACTTCCATAGTTGAGCATAGGATAGGATAATGGAAGTACATAGTTAGCATAATGTACAGTTCCACTAATTGAGATGATTTTCCCGGGCTCTACTCCTGGATTACCCAAATCATTAATTCCCTGCCTCAGATTTATACGCTTAGTGATAGTTTTATACTTTACCCCAGCTGCCTTTTTTAATTCAACGGCAATGAATTCCAATATTTTGTCAATCACTTTACACCTCCATTCCTAATGCCTTGTAAAGTCCGATAGTTTTTTCAGATACGATAATTCCTCCCATGCCTCTCGTCCACTCATTAACCTCTCTTTTAAAAGATACAGTTGAGCCGTCTAGCATAATTGTATATAGCGGAATATCTACATTTGTTGATCCGCTTATAATACTTCCAGTTTTGATTGTCGGTGATGCTGGAGTATTCCCTTTCTGAACAGCTGTTCCTTTTAGCAATACTGTTTCAACTTTTTCGACATTAGATGCTCCATCTTTCGTATACCTCATTACAACTATATCTTTACGAACATACCCACTTGCACAGGTCTCCACTACAAGAGTTTCAGCGTTGTGCTGAATATACCTTCCCTCAAATGCCACAATTCCTTTTTCCAACGAGAATTGATTTATGGATGGCATTGAGCCTTCTAGTCCACCTGTATATGGGATAACAACCGCTTCATCTGGATTGCCCCAGATTGAGTTGTTAATCATTGCATCCATATTAGGTGTTATGTGTCTTTCACCAGTATAACCAGTGATAATCTGTGTACTTGTTGACATTATTACACCCTCACTTTCGTTTTGTACTCATAACTTTCAGTTGCATAGTCTCCAAAATCTGACCTCTTCCATATAATCGATGATATTTCTGCAGATACATATTCACCAGTAATTTGGTCTCTCGCGGATACTATATCGCCCAGATTTACATTCACACCATCAATGGACACCTCAATCTGCGTATGCTGGCTAATTAATTCCTGATAGTGTTTCATGCTATCCTTGAATAAATCTTCACTCGACCCAAAATCATATGTTTGACAAGGATAACCCTCATTAGGAGTCTTGCTTACATTCCAATTATCATCGGCATATAGATTGATAACCTCTCTATACTTTAGGTCACCTTGACCTAGGCATATTAACCTCTTTGGTGTATCACCATCTCGAATTATTGTGAGATCAATGTTGTCATTATAGTCTTGAGAAAACTCTATCTGATCTGAGAGATTAACTTTCTGTAAAAATTCTGCAGTTAATACTCCAGCCCCACCATACTGTAATGAGTAATTTATTCTCATTACAACGTCATGTGGTGTTGCAGTTGCAAGGTACTTTTTCACCGTGTCGAATAAAGTAACGTATCGTTCAACTTGGAATTGATTGGCGGTCAAATCACATGGTTTCAGTTTATATATTGATGGGAATGGAAGTTGCCTCATTGCTGTTCCTATATTTCCTGATAGGATTTTATAATCCTCTCCTTTAGGTGGTTCAACAATGACGTTCTGCTGCATCCCTCTCCACGTTTTGCCTGTGTATGTAACAGTTGAAACTTCTGCGCTGATCTTGATTCCTGTTATATACCCTCCGAACTCTGTTTCATCAGCAAACACTCTTGTTTTAATATGATTTTCTATGTACAGAAGTTCATCTCTTGTCGGTGTTGCCATTGTAATTTCGAAGTTGTTATTTTCTTCTCCTATTTCAAAATCCGCTTCATAATGTTGTAGGATTCCACTGTCTAGGACATGACCTTGCCAGTTCTCTTTTATGTAGATTAATTCCATGATGGCTCACTCCTTGTTTCTACTGTTTCAAAGTCCATGTGCAGCTCACCATATGCTATTTCATTCATTTTATCTAATGTAATAAACGGTGAATTTTCTTTGTCTCTGAACACAAATGCGCTTTTAGATGTTCCGTTAGGCTGTATAATTTCAATGGTCTTCTTGTTTGAAACTGATGTTATTCTTAGCTGTTCACCAACTTTTATTCCTACATTAATATGTATAGGCTTATTGTTGATATAAAATATCGGATTGCTCACAGCACCATATATCGTCGCAATAAATCCTGCGCCTACAGTAGCAAGTTCTATATTTTCACTAACAGATATTCCTGTTTCATAACCGAAGTTATAGCCTCGCCCAGGAATTGCAAGTTCTCCTGTCGCTAAATAGTTTCTCCATAAGTCTTCACCCTTCTGAACCATGCTAGCAATCCCGAGTGTATGAAATGTTCTTCTTGTCCATGCAGATATTGTAGCTCTTATCTTAAATATTGCCTGTCTCTCCATGCGCATATCATAACTGTATTCGGATTCAACAATGTAACAAGGGAGTTTCCATCCTCGTATTTCTATTGTTCCTGGTTGTCCTGCTAGTACATCCTCTGTAAATACATCGGTCAGTTTGTCTCTAATAGCTTTGGAATCGCTTGCTATACCTACTTTCAGCACGTACTCTTTCTTGCTTCTCCTCAAATTTCTAACTTGCCCAAACTGTTCATCAAATGTCCATGTCCAGTTCTTAAAATCAGATATCTCTGAATAATATGGAAATTCATTAAATGTAAGACGAAGCTGACCATGTCTATCGTAATAACGTATTTTATCTTTCATATTACGTACCCCTTTAAGTTACCGAATTAATCAGTCTACCCAACTCACGATCATTCATCTTAATTCTCGTTGGCTGCTGACTTATGTAAAGCATCTCCTTCATAAGCTGTACAATTTGTCCTAACATAATTGCTTGCTGAGAATTATTTTTCTCGAACATGTTGTCCATTTGACTCCACAACTTATCCAGTGGAACAACAGCCTCAGTGCCAGCTTCCCCAACCCCGATTACACTTGCGTTATTGAAAATACCTCCTGTTTTGTACCATTTGACATCAAATTTTGGCAAACTTCCTTTCCCACCAATTCCGAATGGTGGACTGCCTCCATGTACAGATAAATGTGGTAGCTTAATGTTAAGCTTTAGTTTAATTGCATTAAACACACTTTTAATTTTGTTTATGACAGCCTTAACTGTTGCATATGCTGTCATAATCGGACTTACTATTGCATTCTTAATTGCATTCCATATCTTAACAGCATCGGATTTAATCGCGTTCCATTCTTGCGCAGCTCTTGCCTTTACTTGTGCCCAATGAGTATATAGTGCAACTCCTGCTGCAATTACACCAGCTATTACTCCAACTATAGCGAGCATTGGTAGTGTTATTGCTCCTATTACAGGTATTAATACACCAATTGCTGTTGCAATTGACCCTATCATAACAAGCAGAGGCCCGCCTATAGCAAGCACAGCAGTAATTCCAATTGCTATTTTTGCCATCACTGGATGTGCTTGAAGGAAATTTATTAATGCCTGTACTTTGGGAAGAATATTAGCGCTAACCCATGCAGCTAGTTTCCCAAGTGCTGGGAGTAATGTTGCTCCTAATTGAGCTGACATGCCAGCAATTTGATTACGTGCTTGGGCAAGCTGTCCTGATGGTGTTTCCGCCATCTTCTGATTCATATTTCCAACATTTTGAGAAATAACCTGTGCAAGCATTGCGGCTTTTTCCTCTTCATTTCCATATCTCAGAACCTGCTCCTGTGCTTTGTCAAATGAAACACCAGCACGTCTAAGTGCTCCTACCTGACCTGAGTACACTTTACCGAACATATTAGCGGTGTTTACCATATCCTCTTGTGTTACATTTGTTCCATGCATCTGTACGGCTAAATCATTCATGGCTGGTGTTAGCTTTTTTAATGCTGATGTGCTGTGTAAGTATGTTGCTAACTGCTGTGCACCCGAACGCTGTGCTGTTTTGCTAACAACACCGGTCTTAGCCTCTGCATCAATTACCTTATTTATTTCAGCAACTTGTTTCTTACTAGCACCCATCATGGATTTCATGACCTCTTCTAGCTTTGTTTGTGATTGTTGCGCTTTCATAGCGGCCGACGTAAACTTAGAACCTAACGCAATTAATCCAGCGCCTGCTATTGTTGCATTACGCCCAATGTGCGTTAGTGTGCTTCCAAATCTCTTAAACTCTACACTTGCATGTATAAGGGATGGCGATTTGACCTTTCTCAGTTCTCTATTGAATGTCTTCAACTTCGACTCAGTTTCTATGATTTCTCGCCTTAAGCTCTGATATTCTGCGGATGTCTTATCAACACCTTTTGCATCAAGCTGTTTTTGTGCATTCTTTAATTCACTTAGTGCCTGTTCTGTCGACTTGATTTTCTGCTTCAGAAGAGACTGTTTTTGCGCAATTAGTTCCGTGTTGCCAGGATTAAATTTCAATGCTTGATTCACTTTTTTAAGCTCGGAATCTACACTTCGTGATTCTTTCTTAATTGTGCGCATCGCCTTTCCTAACTTGGTAGTCTCTCCCCGAAATTCAATTGTTATTCCTTTGATATTTCCTGCCATTTTATCTCCTATCCCAGGAAGTTATCCCAATCGCTCTGATTCGCTTTACGACTACTGTTAACACTGCTAACCTCTTCAGAACCATCATCTGTACTATGTAGTTCATTCCATGTCTGGCAAAAATCTACAATCTGCCCCAGCTCCATATGTCTAGCATCTTCTAGTGTTAGCCCTCTGTCGATACAGGCGATGAGGATGTCATTGAAGGTATAGCCTCCTTGATTTTCTTCGCTGCTTTCTTTATCTTCAGAAGGCTCTTTGCGTTTTTTGGACTTACACAAGAACTTACGATTAATTCAAATACTGGTACTAGAATCTTATCAAGCTCAATACGCTCAAACTGATTAACCCATTCAAAATGACCTTTGATTTCAGGATTACTATTTTTTGCAAGCGCCCAAATGATATTAAGTACCGTTGTTGTTTCTAGACCGTACAGTGTATCTAGCGCATCTTCAATTACTTCTCCATTGATGTGCGCTAATATGTTGTCGCTATCGCTTTCATCATCAATTGCTTTTGCCACTGTACCTAGCAATGCCTCTATTAGTGGCATTAGATCGGGTAGTATGTCATGTCCGAACTCTTCTCTATAAATAAATAGCCAGCCAAGTGAACTGTTAAGTTCACAAGGCTGACTGCCATCAATTTTAATTGTTTTTTTCATTATTGATTACCCCTTTAGTTCTGGCTTTGCCGGTGTAGTAAATACATTGGCATATCCTGCATCGCCTGGATTGTACACTACCTGTGTAAGTCCAGTTGCATTATCACCAATTACCGTGATTTTTGATGATTCAGTTGCTGGTTCTTTCTTATCACTAATAGTCTCGTACTCTCTTGATATACCACCAAGTGTAACATTGTAGAGCAGCACTCTTCTCTTCTCTTTATCACCTTTTGCTTCAAATGATATCCATAGAGGTGGTTTTACAGCCCCCTTAACGCTTGCTAGTCCACCATCCTTGGTTTCTGCATATCCCATGAATTTCTTCTTGAAATCATCAGTGAATTTTGCCACCTTCAGAGTTCCCGAAAATCCATTATCCTGATAATCGCTGAAGAATATCGTATCATCAGCATAGAATGGATTGCTATCTCCCTCAGGCTCTAGCGATAGAGATACCGCACCTGGCATTAGAATTCCTTCACCCATTGTTACAGCTCCAGTATTGGGATTTACCTCGTATGTTCCCATATGTAAGTTGGATATACCAAATTCAACTTTATTCTTATCCATTTTTTCTCCTTTCATGTTATGAGACTGTGTAGTACACCTCAAAACAATCTTCTTTATCAATGTAGATATCTTCACTCTTATCTAGAATCGCAAACTCATTACTAACAAGAGCATTTTCAATAGCCTCTTCTAGATTTTCATCCTTATTTTGAAAGTAAAGCTCTACCCTATACTCACTTTCTCCGTGGAATATAGAATTATTGTCTGCTGAAAAGAATGTGCTTCCAGCTCCTATCATGATAATGAACGGAAACTCTTGCTTTCTTTTAAACCTACCATATGCCACAGGTACTTTTAGCTTTTTTAAGCAGTTATTCAATTGACTAATCTTACCCACGATTTAACTCCTCTCTAAGCTTCTCCTCATATTCTCCAATTGCTTTCTGTTCAGCTGGTTTGATGTGAGGTCTCCCTGTATATCTTCCTGTGCCCCTTCCTGTAACATGAGAATTTTCCAGTAAATGAGTTAATCCAGGTTTCGTCGCATTATACACAACATAGCTTCCTTCTTTCAGCTTTTTTGCTTTAAAACCTTTAGCATAGTTTCCTTCACCTTTGAAGTTTTCGCTAGCTCTTGCTTTTACATCAGCTACACAGTCTTTGGCAACACTCTTCCCAACTCGTTCAACTGTTTTCTTGACATCCTCGTTGTATGTATTCAAGATATCTGCAATTTGCGATTCTATACTATCGTTCATTCGTTCCTAGCCTCTTCATCAGTGTTAATTCAACCTCATGTCCATTTACATATGTTCGACTAATGTCACAGAATACACCTCCATATTCCGCAATTTTCTGATTGTCATAATCATATTCATCAGCGAGTACTACGGTTATTTCTGGCATCACATCTGTAGTAGCGGCAGCATAGAACTCTTTCATGCCGATAGACTTAGCTTTGCAAAACAGTTCTTGTGGATCTATAAGTGTTGCAACTTCATTGCCACTCTCATCTTGTGATATATCCAGTCTGTACAGTGTCACAATATCGTTATACATTCTGTCTATCCACATCCTTCCTCAATCCGTCAGCTTGCATATAAAATGCATCTCTGTACTTTTCCATCAGTTTATCCGAGTCGGTATTTTGCCATAGGCAATATGTTTGAACAGCTTTAAGCACAAGCAAATCTTCAATTTCACCATTCTTAATGACAGTAAACGCGCTGGATACTCCAACGCGTTTTAACTCATCAAGTGCAGTATCGATATCAGCCTTAAGGCTCTCATCTAACTTGCTGTGCTTTATTCTCAGCGCTGTTTTTACAGAATCCAGTGCGTTCATTGTCACTCACTTCCTTATGCGTTCGCTCTGTCGAATCTTACGATTGCTCTTGCATCTCCTAGGTTTCCGTCAGCAAGTGTCATTGCTCTCCATACAACAGAACCACTTCTGAATCCTACAGATGCATCAGGCTTAACCTCTGTGTCAGAAGCGAAATTGAATTTGTAAGCTTTGAGATCACCGAACAGTAGCTTGTCTGCAGGGCAGTTGTCATCAATAATCACTGGGTATCCAAGAACATTGAACTTAGCTGGTGACTGCGCATCAGCTACGCACACCTTCTGTCCGTTAGAATCTGTCATTCCTAGCACGTCTCCATAGAACAGTGCTCTGTTCATTACTAGTGTTCCGTTAGCAGCGTAGCCTGTTGGAAGTGCAGCGAGCACCTTCATTAGATCCTTGTATGTCATACCAGCCTTAGTAAATGTTCCAGTTGCGGAATTCTTTACCTTGAAGATACCTGATGGCTGTGATGCTCCTGTTCCGTTAAGAATTGCATTATTTACAGCCTTAAGAATCTTGTCAGCAAGTCTTGCGACAATCCACTTCTCGAATGCAGCTACCGACATTGCGCTGATATCTGCTGTAATCTCCACAGTCTTAATCAGCTTGTAAGCATTTAGTGTGATAGGTGCTATTGTGTCTGTCCCATCAGTTGCAGCTGCTCCCATTGCTACCCACGCTGCATCAGATGCTGCAGTCTCAACCGGGAATGTAACATAACCTGTGATGTGCGATACATCTACTGCATCAACAAGAGGTGATGCCTCTACGACTGAATATACCTCTTCAGCAATTTCTGTAGGAATAACTGCATTAGCACTTGTAAGTGCTGCTCTTTCCTCTGCATTAAGTTCCTTACCCATTAGGTCTCTCACCCATGCACTACGGTACTCTGCTCCATTAACGTTGTAGTTCTTTTCCATGTCCTCTGTTCCTCTCTTCTCGATTGTTTTTGTTGACTTGAGCATACCTCTTAGCTCTTTCAGCTTGTTTTCTTTAGCTTCTCTCGCCTCTATCTCCTTAAGCTTGCTCTCAAGGTCATGCTTTTGGGAGATTAACTCATTAGATCTCTTTTCCAGCTTTTCAAGTTTTTCTCTCTTTTCGTCTGGATCATCTGTTTTATCATCATCACCATCAGTAGGTTCATCTAGTGATTTGATAATTTCTTTGATTTCTTCATTAACCTCTTTGAGGCTCTTCATTACTTCGTCCTTATTCATTTAGGCTCCCTTCTAGCTTTGCTATGATTAAGTTTCTCTTTATTTCATTCTGCAATTCCACATTGGAATTTCTAATGCGCTCAAGTCTCTCCGCTTCAACTCCTTCAATCACTCCGTTGAAGTAGTCACGCGCACTAATCTCCGTGTTAGGATTTGCAGGGAATGACACTGGTGATACATCAAACACCTTATCAATTTTTAAAATTGTTCGTGTTCTAGTCTCAGAATTGTACTTGTCTTCTTTAACTGTGAATGCAAATGACATTTTAGGATAATTGCCAGCTGCAATATCTTCGTATAGGCTTCTACTTGCTGTTGTCTTCGATAAATCAGCTGTGATTGCTAGTCCTGTATCGTCTGTACTCAAATTCACTGTATCTGCAGATGTTCTCGCATATACTCTTCCTGTGTGGTCAACTCTGAATACAACATCTGATAGGTCAGCCTCTTCAAATGCGTTTCTATCAATCTCTTCGTAGTATTCAATACCATCACACTCCCACAACATGTATTTATCCCATGTTGAAGCATATCCGCGTACTAAATAATCTCCCGAATCATTTGTATCTGCTCTTAATTCGAGATTCCTATATTCTCTTTCCTTACTCATCGTCTTTCTCTCCTTCTAAAGAACTAGCAACTTTGCTCACAGGTGCAGTATCAAGCCTTCTTATAGGCTCGTCACCACCCTCTACATGTGGCAATCCTACAATGTCGCACCATGTGTTAGGTGTTAGTGCTCCGCGATCAATGTAATCTTTAAGCGCTAATTTATCACTCATGCTCATAAATTGTATTGTGCTTGATTGGAAGATTACTTCATTACCAAATGCAAGCTGTCTCTCTGAAAAGAGTTTCCTCGTTAACTCTTGCGATAATGCCATGAGAAACGGTTCGATTTTCATCTCATAAAACACCTGCATCTTTTCCGATGTAGCCTTGCTCATAATGATTTCATCTGACACACCGAAGTATCTATATACATTTTCGCGAAATTCTTTCTGATTATTCCAAGTTGCGATTGTTGGTGACATATTTATAGGTGTAAATTCCATAGATGTGTCAAGCACAGCTACACCACCCTCATTTGCAGAGTCCATATAGTTTTTGATGAACTCATCCCTAATGTTCTTTGTATCGTTGACATCCAGCATACTTTTGGTGCTTTTCAATATTCCACGCAAGTTAGCTGTTGATTTTATCGCATTAGATATAGACTGATTTGACACATTTATCATTTCAAGCGTATTGAGCAGAATATCATTATCATCTCCGCCTATATCATGTTCGTTATAGTCTTTCCTGAGCACTACTAAATCATCCCATAGGAATATGTATTCACCCTTTGCGGTATAGAACTTGATGTATATATCCCCTTGTTCATCTTCTAGTCCCTCAAATGTTATATAGGGAATCGGATAGAATCCTGTTATAGTATTACTCTCACGCATAATTAAGATAAATGCAGTGTTTTTCAACTCATATTGAGTTCTTACTTTATACAAAAAGTCTTTGCCATTCATGAATGGATTTGGACTCAATCTAAGCATTCGCTCAATAGATTTGTCCGTACACGTTGCAGATGCCTTTGATGTTTGTTCAGCTAGCGGTCTTATACATGATCTAACGATTTCTGATTTATTCATGTTACGACCGAAATTTGAGAACACCGCAGTGAACGATCCCATCTCTTTCCATCTGCTCAAGTTTTTAATTCCTGAGCGGAAATTGTTAATAAATTTTGTGAATATATTCATTTACTTAATCCACCTCATATAATCTTCCTCGTCGTTGTATAAGCCTGTCCAGGCATTAAGTAGTGATACCATTCCATCTATTCTCTTCTGAGATGAACCTTTAACTGGCATAATTGATTCAATGCCCTTTGCATTGGCAGTCTTGACACCTGTATTTAAGAGGCACCATTTCAGCATTGGATTGTTTTGATAGATAATTTTATGTTCTGCGAATGCACCGTGAAGGAGTTTCATTGGGTAAGTCCAGGTGAAGGCACCTTGCCTTATTTTCTCCATCTCAAATCCATACTCTTTCATCTCTTCTGCCCAATATCCCGACAGAGCAGCATCATAGCTAATCTTAAGTGGCCGTATATTGTACTCTCTAACTAAATCAGCAAACCACTCTGTTACATCGTGGTAATTAACTGTTGCTCCTTCGCAAATTTTTAGCCACCCTTGTTCAGACCAAAGTTTATATGGTGCTTCAAGATTGTTGTTAGTATCACCTCTCGTTGCATCCATCTTTGATTCAGGGATGAAATACTTCTGAAGAACATATGTATTTGCATCATTCGGCTTACGTATAATGACCGTTGCGCATGTTAAGTCAGTCGTTGCTGATAAATCACATCCACCAATCGCATAACTGTTTCGCAGATATTCCATATCAACTACTTCAGTGTTATTAGCCTCTTCATATGACAACCATCCAGTTGCGCTATTTTCAGGCAAATTGAAGTCCTTTGTAAGAACTGTTGGAAGGAACTGAGGATTTCGTTGTGCCTTCTCAACATGATTCCTTAATGTATCAATCTTTTTGATTGTGCCTAGACCTGGATTTGCTTTTATCCAAGCCTCTTCATCAGTCCATTCTTCTCTGTTGTCTAGCTCATATATGAGCGGTAACACTGTATAGTCTTCAAACCCCTCATTCCAAAGCGCTATGTTTGCATACTCGCTATATTTGGCATCAAAAAAGGCTTCTCGAACGAAGCCATTGGTGCTTATTAACATGTATATAGGCTGTGTTCTAAATGCTTGTGATTGGAATAAAACATCGTACATAGCGCTATTCTTTTGCTCGTGTATTTCATCTTGAATTACGAATGATAAGTTCAAGCCGTCCATGTTATCAGTTTTTGAGGAAAGTGCTTTGAGTGTTCCAAAATTAAACTCAGAGTATATGTCTGTCCTTCTCTTTTTTTCAACCATTCGGAGTGCTGCCGATTGTTGCCTCATATTCGCTGCCTCAGTGAAAAGCAACATTGCTTGGTCTTTTGCATTTGCAGCACAAACGATTTCAGGACCATTTTCACCATCATTTATTAGCATGTCATGCGACATGGCTGCAGCTAACTCTGTTTTTCCGTTTTTTCGCCCGATAAATAGTGCAAACTCGCGGAATCTTCGCATTCCCTCTTTATCAATCCATCCATACAGTAGTGATAAGCCAGCTTTCTGCCACAGCATCAATTTTAACGGTTTTCCACCACATTCACCCTTACTCTGAGCACAGAATCGCTCAATAAACTCTATATGTCTATTTGCCACGGACTGGTCATAGTGCCATTTCCATTTATCAGTGCTTGGTGCTTTATCCATATAGGCGCATTCTCTCTGATAGAGCTTTGTTATCTTCTCGTTTGCAACAATCTCTCCACTCTCAATTGCTTTCAGATAATCTTTCGGATAGTTTACTAGCATTTCTGCCCCTGTATGAATTCCATGAGTTCTTTTGCTGCATCTGCATCGGATTCTTTTATAGAATCAATGATTTTCATCAGAGTTGTGATTGTTCCATTAGCTGATGTTGTTGTTTTGTTGTACTCTGCAATTGCTGGATTTGCAACTAGATTTTTACGTCCTTTTACATACTCCTTTTCTACAAGAGTACCCTCTTTTTTTATCACTTTTTCAAGCTTGTCTAACATATCAAGTTGTACTACATATCGCTCGAACGTTGTGGCAAAGAAGAAGTTTTCTTGCACACCGTAACGCTTTGCAATTTCAAGTATTTCCTTCGCTTTTCTTCGCTTGTCTGCCTTATTCAATGCATCTTCTCCTTCCTCTTCAGATATCTTCTTATTTTCCAAAATACTCGTGCGCGCGCAGTCAGTTTTTTCTGTGACCTTGGCATCGGTGCTCCTATATGCCCCCACTTCTCTTACTCAGGGGGGATTCGATTGGTTCTCCGTTCTCATCGAATAATATTTGCTTTTCCCATTTATTGATGTGTGTATGTTTCTTCCGTCCGTTACATCTATCTACTCTGTGCTTTGCTTGGTGACAGTCTCTACATAGACATTCAAGCTTATCCACATTCAGAGCAATGTTTGGATCAGATATATTTTGCGGAGTCAGATGAATCTTGTGATGAACTTCCTCTGCCGGATGAAAACATCCAACACTCTCACACATCCCACCAGCTCTTGCCATAGCTACAGCTCTCACTGACTTCCACTCTTTTGATTTATAAAACTTCTGTGCGAATTCTCTTGCCATAATTACATAATAAATGCGGCAGCTCTCGCCACCGCTCGAACAATATTATTTAAGGAGTTATTCATGGTTTTTCCTCACGTACACTATAGCATGGGTGTAACATGAATTTTACTGAACTGTTTTGTAATTTTGTTGATTTGCTATATCTTGTAGTGCTCTCCCATGCAATATGTATACCCATCGCTCGGTCATATACATTTCTTCTGCGATTGTTTCAAAGGTCTGTATCCTTATGTATCTTCTGCGTAATACCTCTGCATGATCTGCATTCGATAACTTATAGATAGCCTCTTCAATCTTAACTCTTTGCTTCCAGAGTTCGTCTCTTAATTTCTTTTGCTTTTCTCTCAAAGTTGCTAGTTTAACAGCTGTCTCCTCTGTTACCTTGCTAATACTATCACCGCTCGGCATTCCATCGTAGCTTACCGCCTTAACTCCCAGCGTTTGTTCTATATCAAAAATCTGATTATCGAGTTGTGCTATTCTCTCGCCAATTCTCCGATACTCATTCATAAATTCTTTTGCTGTCATAGTCCACCTGTTTTTAGTTATATTATTCCACTTAAATAAATTTGCTCCCTAGAGCAACTCATCACCTTCTGCAATTTTCTGTTTTTCGCATTCGTA